ATTTATTACCGATGTATATGAAATAAAATCCAGCTAAATTAATAAAACCACCACTAATAACACCTTTATTTGTTTTTAAATTAGGCGATATTGAAATAAATTTTTCTAATTTCAATTCTTCCATAATTTTTATTGCATAATCTTCACCTGTAATTTGAAGTTCGCCAAAAACATTTCTAATCATATATTTTCCGATTCAATTTGAACAGCATAGTACTGTCTTAGTTTCAAGTATGCATTGAGAACAGAATTAGGCACAATACCATTTCCATACTGTTGGGTAATTTGTTCAATTGCATTGGCTAATTCCCGAGAATATTTAATCTCAGTATATGTTCCAATTGGGTGTACTTCAAAGTCGCTCATATAAACTCCACACTTACCATAAGTTCTGTTAAACATGCAACTGTATTAATCTCAGCATCAGCAACGAATGCTTGCTTGTATTGATAGTCTGCTAGAATGATAACTGCTTGAGGTATGCTTTGTGGTTGCAATACTTCATATAAACTATCATACAGTTTACGATACAATGTTGCGGCATCAAAGTCAGCAGTAGCAACCCATTTACGAATTGCACCGAAGTCTTTGTTCTTCAAGTGTTTGGTAATTTCTGCAATTGATACATCACCAATCTGTGCAAGAATACCAACATCAATCTTACCAAACTGTGAGTAGCGTTGCAACTCATTCAAGATGCGCCGAAAGTCTGGAAAGTGTTTCTTGATTAACTCGGCGATTACCTTGTCTTCATACTCAACATTTTCACTTTGCAAAATTGACTGAATGCGCTTGAAAAACTGACCAGCCATCTTTGACTTTTCATCATTCTTCAATGTAAAATCAACAACAGCACACCGACTGTGTAGTGGGTCAATGATACGATTCTTGAAATTACAAGTAAAGATGAAAGAACAGTTTGATGCAAACTCTTCCATTGCATTACGCAAAGCTGGTTGGGTTGAGTTTGGATTTAGATAGTCAGCCTCATCAATGATGATAACTTTACGACCGCCAGTGAATGACATTGACGATGCAAAGTCTTTAATCTTGGTACGAAAAACATCAATGCCTGATTCATCTGAACCATTAATCATAATGTAGTCAGCACCAATCTGATTACACATTGCTTTCGCAACAGTAGTCTTTCCTACACCTGCACCGCCAGATAGTAACAGGTGTGGAATCTTTTCCGAATTAACATATTCTTGGAACGGCTTCTTCAAGCGTTCAGGTAGAATACACTCCTCAATAGTCTTGGGACGATGTGCTTCCGTCCACAATAAATGTTGCATAAAAACTCCATAATAAAAAATTCAAAAAGAAAAATCAACCTTCGCTGGTTGAACCGAGTTCTGTAGCAACCCAATATTGCAAGGGCTTTGTGGTGTTCTTAAAGTGTGCGATACCTTTGAAAGAAATAGAAATCTCATATGAACCAGGAATCATTTTCAGGTTCTCGGTCTTAAACAACATCTTATATTTCTTTCCATTGCCTGCGCCAACATCAAGTTGATTGCTGTGTGTGGATGTGTTTTTATCATCTAGTGCAGAGACAAAGATTTTGCTACCATCAGAAGTTACTGAAATGTGTGGAGTAGCAAGAGTGGAAGCAGACCGCATAATGAATTCAAGATCCGCTTGTGAGATAGCAAAAGTCACTTCAGGATCTGGCATCTTAACAGATTTATCGGATGCATTTTTAATCATAGTCGCATCACAAATGCGATATGTAATTTTGCTACGACCGCTGGTGTCATTGATAATTGCAGACTTGGTTGCGGTATCAATTTGAAGCTGTGAATTATCCTGATGCAATCCTAGGACTGCAAGGAATTTATTCAAGTCATAGATACCGAAATCTTCATCAATCGTTTCGGCGATTGTTGTTTCAGCCAAAACTTGTTTAGATGCATCACAGGTACGCAATACGCTACCCTTACGGAACATGATACCATCATTGATAGATGCGAAGTTTTTCAATACGGTCAAGGTGTCTTTAGACAATTTCATAATATACTCTCCAAAAAAATTTAATTATACAATATTCATTCAGCATTGTCAAGCGAATACTTAACATCATGCTCATACAAAAAAGATAGGCAACACATAGCATGGGCTAGATGATGTATACCTGATTCTGGGTCTAGTTTCTCACCCATTTTCCATGCCCATATATGGCGTTCCAGTGCATCAAAGTATCTGCGTTTGGAATCGGGAACTCTTTTCCAGTTATCTCTCTCATATTTCTGAGCACCGAAAGTGAGAACCCGTACCATTTCTTGTTGAGCAAGAGGCGGAATCAAACCATATTCTAGTTTGTTTCCGTCAAACTTACGACCGCCTGTAGTTGCAGTCTCTGATCCAGTTGCGCCAGCCGACAGGTCCAGCGGCGTTGGCACCCACTCCTCCGGCAGTGAATATGAAGTTGCCATTACAGTTTACCCGTTAGTTCAGCAATCTTAGCGAGATTACCCGTGAAAGGATATGTACCGATATGTTGTGTTTTCATCCATGGGCACAAGAAGATAGAACCTCCAGTTTTGCGCCATAGTTGACAAAACATATAGTCTTCACTTAGGTATCTTTCGGAACCACCTCCTGTTGCGCTATCAAGTGTATCAATCACGGTATCAAAATACGCATGAATGTACCTTGAACCATCAAAGTGTGCTTGCCCAACGTGGTCAGGTTTGTAACGCAATTGAGGATATTTTTCTTCCAAGATTGGAAATACTTCTCGCTTGACCATCATGTAGCCAGTACCAATCTCCAAAACTTCTAGAGGTTCAGTCACGGAGAATTGTTGAGTGCCTTTAACGACATTGAACACATAATCGCCAACAAGATTTTCCAACTCATGTGGTGCTAAATCTGGATGTTTACGTGCGGCAAGTGCGATGTTGTTCCAGTTGATAGCTTTCTTGGGGTAAGGACCACCAATAACTTCTTTATCAAGTGCTAGAAGTGCGACTACATCTTGTGGATTGTAATGTACATCAGAATCAATAAAAAGTAAATGGGTACAATCGGAGCGGAGAAATTCATCTACCAAATAATTTCTAGCCCGTGTGATTAATGATTCATTGAACAAGAATGAAAATCGTGTTTCAACACCATATTTGGACATGAGTGCTTGCAAATCAAGGCTAGCCTTAACATACATGCCATGAGCCATACCACCATACATTGGTGTAGCGACAAACAATTTGTGCTTTTTCAAGTCTTCAATTTTAACTTTTATTTCCATAATTTATCCATAAAAAAAGAGGATGCGATACAAGTATATATCACATCCTTCTTAGCAATCGCCTAAAGATTAGGCAAAAGTGCTAACACCCTTTGCACGTAGGGCTTTGATGCCTTCTGCAACCATGCGCTTGGTTGGCTGACCAAGGCGGTAGAAGGAGATTTTACGACCATTAGCAAGAGTTTTGCTGTTAGTGTAAATTGCGTGTCCATCTTCACGCAATTCGTTGATACGTGCGGCAACATTGGTAATGCCGAAACGTGCCCGTGCCTGGGCAGTGGTGAAGGTATTGTAACCATCAGTCTTGCTCAAAGCGGCAAGCATTTTTTCTTTAGTAGTCATTTTAGACATAATAAAACTCCGTAATAAAACCACACTTTAGGAATACACTTGAGAGGTGGTCATTCTCAAGATTCATAATTATAACAAACCACTAAGAGTAAGTCAATACTCTTAGTGGTAAATGTATCAATTAAAATGGTACTTCTTCACTATATGAAGGCACATTCACTGTAATAGGATCTTCTTCTTTGGCTGGTGCATCAAGTTTGGTGTACAAATCAAGGAAAGACATTTTGGTATCGGTGTCAAAACGATTCAAGCACAATGATACAGCTTTCATTCGGTCACCATGCACACCATATGTTTTGCAAATATGTACCAGACGGCGAGTGGAGATAATTTCATCAACACCACCTTCGGAGAATGTTTTGCGAATTACATCAGCCCAAGTAACAAGTTTCTCGGCAAATTCATCATCGGTACGACCAGCGGAGGTCAATTCTTTTTTGATGATTTTACGTTCAACCGCAACAGGAGGATATTCTTGTTCATATGTATTCAAGAATCGTTCCAAGAAGGCTTCGTTCAATACGTTGGTGAACATATAGCGACCATCTTCGGAGCCTTTACCTTTTGTATTGGCTGTAGCAACAATTGTAAAGCCTTCGCTAGGATATACAATCTCGCCTTTTTTCTTCAACATGAAAGGCTTACCTTCTAGTACCCGTTGCAAGCAGGACAAGTTTTGTGCGCCGTAATCAATTTCATCAATACACAAAACGGCACCTTGTCGTGCGGCGGTAGTAACGGGACCATCACGCCATTCCATCTGACCGTTAATCAAAACAAAGTTGCCGAGCAAATCGCCTTCATCGGTTTCTGGTGTCATTGAGATACAAACGAATTTGCGTTTTGCTTTGGCACAGGCTTGTTCAACGGACATTGTTTTACCGTTACCAGATTGACCAGTGATAAAGATAGGAAAGAATTGTTTACTGTTTACGATAGCCAGCAAATCTTCATAGTTGCCAAA